CGCGCCGAGAAGTCTTCACCGGAGGCCCATGCCGCCCCCACGGTGGCCTTGACCACCTCGGAGTCGTAGCGGTAGAAGTCCTTGCCGAAGCCCAGCTCCTCGGCGGCCATGTTGGCCGCGCGGCGCGCCTGCTCGGAGAAGTGGCGCTGAAGCTCTGCCTGCTCGATGGCCCCTATCTCGTACTGCTGGATGCGTATCTGAAGCTGGATGGCCTCAAGCTCGTTCAGCCGGTAGATGGACTCGCGGACGGGCATGAGGTCGGCGTACTGCGGGTACTTCTTGGCAAAGTCGTCCATGCGCTCCATGAGCAGGGTGCGGTCTTCCGCGCTGATGGATTGCAGCAGGCGGCGGTACTCGATCACCTTGTCCTCGCCGTACTGGGCGTAGTAGGCGGCTATGAGGCGGTCGAGCTTGGCCGCCTCGCTGGCGTACACCTTCTCAAGGCGCTTGCGCAAGGCGGCTTCGTCCTTCTCAAGCTGCGCAAGGAACTCGTCTCGGCGCTCGCGCCAGTACTCGTCGCTAGGCTTGCTCATCGCTGCCCATAAGAAGCTCGATGATCTGCGCCTTGGTGGCGTTCTTCGGAAGGGCCACGCCGCTTCCCTTGGCAAGCTCGCGCAGCTCGTTGATCTTCATGGCCATCAGGCCGGCGTTGTCGTCCGCCTCGGGCTGGGCTTCGGGCTGCTCGGGTTCGTCTTCCTGCGTGGGCGCTTCCTGCGGCTGCTCTGCCTCGGCTTCGGGCTGCTCGGGTTCCTCTGCCAAACGGGCGCTGCCGTAAAGCTCGCCGACCGTCACGAGGTCTTCACGGATGTAGCCCATGCAGCACTCAAGCCAGCCCTCGGCGGCTTCCTCCACCACGACGGCGGTTCCGCTGCCGAGCGTGCCCACGAGGGGTGCATCGGGCTTGGGCTGCTCGCGCACGGCCAGCTTTTTGCCTCGGCTATAGATCGCTACCTTCATCGTTCGTACCTTCCTCTTCGGTGTTTACGGCTTGCGCCGTCCTGTTCGTCGGCATGCCGCCGCTTATGGCGTCGGCCTTCTCTTCCTGCTCGTCGCGCTTGCGCTGCATCTCGGCCTTGGGGTCGCTCACGCACGACAGCACGGAAAGCTGGGTCTCCTCGGACACGATGCCCGAGAGCTGCCCGGCCACGCTGGCCTCGGATTGCAGGTCGTCGGGCATGTTGCGGTGCATGGTCACTTCCACGGCCTGCCAGTCGTCGCCCGCGAAATCGGCGTTGGGGTAGGCCGCGAGCAAACGCATGCGCTCCTGCACGCCGCGCCTGAACTTCAGCTCCTTATTTCGCGCCAGGTTGCTCATGGGCATCATGCGCATCTTGAGCGCTATGCCGGAGGCCGTGGCGAAGTTGTCGTCGGTGATGTCGGGCACCATGGCGGTCTTGTAGATGAGCGTTTCCAGGCGGTTGATGAGGTTTTCCTGCACGCCGTCGGCGTTCGGCTTCACGAGGAACATCACGTCGAGGCCCTCGGTCGATTCGCCGAACAGGTTGATGATCTTGTTCTCGCGGATGTTCTCTATCTCGGACTCGTCAAGCTCCTTGCCCTTGACCACCATGTAGCAGTCGCTGAAGTACTCGACGTCGTTGGCCTTCTCGGACAGCACGGCGTTGTACTGCTCGATGAGCGACAGCACGCCCTCGTACAGGCCGCGCCCCTCGGTATTCTGGCGGAAATCGACCGCAGGCACGCTTCCGAACGCATGCGCGCTAGGCTCGCCGAAGGCGAAGCCATCGTTTGTGCGGGCGAAATCGACCACCTGTGCGGCATCCGACCAGCTGCCCTTGATGGCCCCGTCGTCGCCGTAGAACCAGCGCACGAAGAACAGCGGGCGCTTCAGCACGGAGTCGTCGTACACCATGAAGGCGGTCAGCGGCGCTACCGCGATTGAGCGCGGCATGCCGTCCTCGTCTTGGTAAAGCATCTCGTAGGCATGGCCGAACTTCGAGGCCATCTTCGAAAGCTCTGCGTCCACGTCCTCCTGAAGGTTTCTCGCCGTGAACTCGGCGATGAACGCCTCCACGGCGCTTTTCCGCGAATCGGGCATCCCCTCGGCGTTTCGCACGGAAAGCGTCATGGGCACGCCGATGAAGTAGCCCTCGAAGGTCTGCGTGATGGTGTATGCGAAGTCCGCCGCCATGCGGTTGTCGGGCTTGTAGTCGGGCTTCCTGCGCCAGGCGCGGTCGAAGATGGCGTAATGGCCCCTGTAGGCCGCGTCCAGGTACTCGTAGCGCGGCTTGTGGGCCTGCTCGAACTCGTCGATGAGCCTCTGAAGCAGCTCGGGCGTCATCTCGGTGCCGGCGGGCACGCGGAAGTCCTCGGTCTCAGGCTCGCGCTGCATCTGGTCGTAGTAGAAGGAATGGAACTCGTGCGCCACTTATATGCCTCCCTTGAAGAACTTCACGCCCGGCTTGCTCTGCCACTGCCTTATCGCGCTTGCGAGCGAATCCGGCATGTCGTCGTGCGCTGCGTTCTCGCTGTAGTCGAGCACCTGGTTCAATGCGTCCGCGTCGAGCGGGTACTGGTCGCAGTCGAGGAACCTCACGTTGGCCCACTGGCTGCGCAGGTGCGTGCTTATCTTGATGTACTTGTTCTCCGCCTCCTGGTAGGAGCAGCACGGGTGCCCCCTGCGGATGATGGACTTGCGCAGATAGCCCTTGTCGGCGTTCGACTCGCAGAAGACAGTGCCGATACGCAGGGCCTTGCACTCCTTCAGGATCTCGTCGAGGCAGTCGTCTACGTGCCTATGCCACATGCGGATGTGCGCGTACCAGATGCCGCTCCTCTCCCTAACGCAGGTGAAGGCCGTGTAGTCAGCGCCGCCGTAGCTCGCGTCTATGTGGCCTATGCCGTCCGCCAAAAGCTGCGGCTCTTTGAAGAACTGCGCGTTGGTGAACATGGCGTCCTCGTCGGCGATGTGCTTCAACTCGTAGTTGGCAGCGAAAAGCGAAGGCGACATGCTGGCGCGCACGCGCTCTATGTCCTCGCGGCTCATGAGTCCCGTCTCGAAGCAGCTCCATCGGCGGATGTTGGGCATCAGCTGGAAGGCGTCGTCCTTGTGCCACGGCGTGCCCGTGTTGAAGATGCGCCCGCCTCGGTTGCGGATGTTCTGAAGCTCCATGTACAGCAGCTTGATGCGCTCGCGCTCGGCTGCGGACACCCTGTCCTTCACGTTCACGATGTCGTCGGTGAACACCTTGTCGGCGTGCTTGCCCGTGAGAGAGCCGCCGCAGCCAAGCCCCAGCAGCTGGGGAGCGCCCGACACGCCCTGCTTGAGGTTCGTCGACACCGAGGACTGCGTGGCCTTGGTTATCACGAGGTCGGTGCCGTAGAGCATGCGACCCAAAGCCTGGAACCACTCGGATTGCAGCACGTTGGCCGTTGCCGTCATGACCTCCGCCACGTCGTCGTCAGTCTTGCGCAGGAATATGACGCGCTCGCCGGGGAACAGCACGAGGATGAAGGCGAACGAGATGTGCAGGCACGTGGTCTTGAAGGAGCCTCGGTGCGCCTGGATG